ACCTTGTCGGGTTGCGGATTTGATGCCACCGTAGATTTCTTAAATGTAAAAGATTTAATTGTGCCTGGAATGCGTGTGTTAGAGATTGGATGCGGGCTAGGATATGTGACCCAAGGGTTTGCAGAAATAGCCAAGATCAGTGTGTTAGACATCAGTGACTCTGCACTGGATCGTGTTCGCCCTATATGCGAGTCAGTTTATCATATCAATGATGTTGAATCATTGCCCACTGATTACTTTGATTTGATCGTTTGCCATAATGTTGTTCAGCATGTTGTCACCGAATCACTGGTCAATGAACTCAAACATGCTATCCGTAGTTTGACACCTACAGGAACATTTGCTATAGAATATGTCTGGGCCAACGGTGTTGAAGATAATGGTGCGGACCCGGATCCGGCGTGGGCCACGGCCGGGCATCTTTGCCGTAGTGATAAATTTATGATCGATTTGGTCAACGAACTAGGTGGCACTTGTAAAGTAAGTCGTACCAACGCCGTTCCCAATCATAGAAAAATCAACGGACTAACTGTGTTACATATACAAAAAAGTCGCATGTTTGACAACAAGCGTGTATTCATTTCAGGTGCCACTGGATCATGGGGCCAGACACTGGTGGCCATGTTACTCAAGCACTATGATCCCAAAGAAATTATTTGTTTCAGTCGTGGCGAACTGCAACAGGTATTGATGCAACGACGGTTCCAGGATCCAAGACTAAAATTTGTTATTGGCGATGTGCGTGATTACGAAAGTGTACGTTTTGCAACCAAAGGTGTTGATGTCATATTCCATCTGGCCGCACTCAAACATGTGCCTATTTGCGAGGATCATCCACAGGAAGCTATCAAGACAAATATCACAGGCACTACCAACATTGTCAATGCCGCAATAGAGAATCATGTTGGCAAGGTAATTGATGTCAGTACTGACAAGGCAGTTGAACCGCTGAACTTGTATGGCATGACCAAAAGTGTAGGCGAAAAGTTAATTATTCAAGCAAACGACCTAAGTGAGCATACAAAATTTGTTTGCGTTCGCGGTGGCAATGTCATGGGCTCCAACGGCAGCGTGATTCCATATTTCATTGAGCAGATCAAATCTGGTGGTCCTATTACCATCACCGATTTAGAAATGACTCGTTTCTTTTTGACTTTACAAGAAGCTATCATGTTATTGTTCAAGGCTGCAGAAGCCAGCATTGGTGGTGAAACATTTGTTATGAACATGCCAGCTTGTTACATTCGTGATGTAGCCCAGGTGCTTATGGACAAGTATGGCCGTGTAGACATAAAAGAGATTGGTAGCAAGCCGGGTGAGAAACTAGACGAAATGCTGATCAGCAAACACGAAGCGGTACTAAGTCGTTGCTTTGATGAAAACTACTATGTGATACTGCCTACCAAATGCTCTACGGAGCTTGAGAACAAATACAAACAGTTGCCAGCATTTGCTTATCCAGAATTTAGTTCACGTACAGTATTAATGGACTGTAATCAAATCAAAGCAATGTTAACCAAAGGCGGATTCTTATGCGAATAACAGTGCTGGGTGCCAACGGCATGGCCGGACATGTTGTGGCCAGTTATCTTGGTCAGCAAGGGCATGAAGTTGACGCAGTGGATCGAACCAGACTGGATGTTGAAAATCCAATCTCGGTTATGGCGTTTTTTGATCAACTTGACACTGACTTTGTTGTAAACTGTATTGGCCTGTTGGTGCAACCGTGCATACAGCGACCCGATCGTGCCAGTGTAATCAATTCGTGGTTTCCACACTACATTGAATATAGATTAAAAGATACCCAAACTCGGTTGATTCATTTGAGTACCGATTGTGTGTTTGACGGGAGCCAGGGCAACTATTCAGAAACCGATGCACATACAGAAATGAATGCGTATGGTCGTAGTAAAAGTCTAGGCGAAGTCAACAACAGCAAAGACATTACCTTTCGCATGAGCATTATTGGGCCTGAACTTAAGAACGGAACTGGCCTGCTTGACTGGGTCAGAACAAATCCAGCAAGTGAATTGCCTGGATGGGACAACGCTTGGTGGAATGGTATCACTACATTACAATTGGCCAAATGTATTGACCGCTATGTGCAGGATCCTTGTATCTCTGGCATATATCATGTGGTCAATAATGCAGTAAACATCAACAAATATGAACTACTGTGCTTGATCAACGAAGTTTATGATCTTGGCAAGACTGTGATTAGAACCAGTGGTCCCAAGGATGTAAACAAGATCTTGGCTGATACCAGGCAAGAATTTGATTTTGCTATTCCGGACTACCGCACACAGTTGATTGAATTACGGGCTTTTGACCCAGTTGCGCATGTGGGCCCAGCAACGACCTGATCTAAGATCTTCAAAGCTCCAATGACACTGGGCTAGTTTTCTAATCCACTGCTCGCGATCGGGCATGCAAGGCGTTTCTATCTGACTCAGATCAGTATTGGCAATGTCACCACCTTGGCTGTATGCAGGATCATCTGTGATAAATGCTGGAATACCTTCTATGGGTGCCACTGCACTGGGAGTACTATTATGACATACCACGGCCCAGCAGTTGACTAGATCTTCGGTGATATGGCGCCCTTGTGGACTTACAGTAACACCAAACCTGTCAAGGGTGGATTTATAATTGGGAAACGCTTTCCAGTCACCCGGATGCCATCTTATTAATATTGGGCGATCACTGTGTGCCCTAATTTGCCCTAGCGTTTTTTTGAGCCACTTCATTAAATCTGTACCACGCATGCTCCACCCTAGTGGTCTTTGTAGACAAACTAAAATATGATTGCCCGTCGGGCGCCAAGGTTTTAGATCCATGTTGTAATCACGACGCATGTTGTTCCAGTTTTCATCGCTGGGTGTTTCATTGCAGTATATGCCAGTTGCTGGAAATACACCATTGAAACTGTAACGTAGATACTTGTGCGGATTGGTTGCATCCTTATAGATAAACACATTGCTGTCAATGCTCAACCAATACTTGTTGTGCAATTGTTGTGTGTCCATTACCATTTTGCGAACCTGATAGTGCGCCAGTCGGACCTTGCTGGGATTTGCATCAAACGCATTGCCAATGATGGCACCAACGTCACAAGTTTCATAAGTTTGTGACTGAGTAGTAGTAGCAAAATCACCACAAAGAGCAGCGCCTTCGGCAAAATATGTCAGGGCATTGATTTTTTCAGTGCCGTTAATGTGCTTGGGCAAGCTACTCAGGTAGCTTTTAATAATTAAAGGTCGGCCGTTGTGCATTTTCTAATACCATCTTCCAGGCTTGGCCTGTTAAAATTTCATCCAAACTAAATTGACTGTAGGCAATAGAGCATAACCATTTATACACAATCTCTTCATCCGGCATCACAGGATTTTCAATCTGTGACAGATCATTGCTACACACAGGATCTGCAGCAGTAGGGGCTAGCCCAAATGCAGGAATTCCGTACTGCACAGCTTCCACAGTGGCAATACTGTTGTAGGTGACCAGTGCGTAAATATCATCATCCAAGGCATTGTATATAGTTTCGTTTGTGCGTACTCCGCGGCTGGCTTTTTCACGCCAAACAATTTCTCTATCGCTGTATTTTTTGATCGTGCGTTCAACTTTTTGAATCCATTTTTTCCGATCATGCCCGTAGTATTGAAATGGTTTTTCTGTGGGCAACACTACTAGAATTTTCGACCCTGGTCGTTGCCAGCCTTTGTATTCCAAATTTGAATTGAATTTCACTAATTGTTGCCAGCGATCGTCGGGTACATCCATGATTGTAGAATGTTGCATGGCATTTTTTACAATGCGGTGGTATACTTTCCTACCTGTAAGATTGTTGTCGCAACGATAATTGCCAAGATATCCGGTTTCAATAAAATAGTAGTCTTGTCCGTGTTCCTGGGCAAACTTACCTATTTTACCAGAACTTATTCCTCGTATCAACACAGGATGTTTAATAATCTCCTCGGCTTCGTTCCAAAATCTGTCCTTGGCAATAAACTTGCTGTCTGGATATGCAGCCATGATCATGGCAGGATAATCCGAAAATTTCAAACAACGATCAAACAGAGCGTCCTGATTTACAATATAATCAATAAACTCTCGTCCCAGAACATCGCCGCCATTTCTTTTGATAACACTTCTGATGTCTTTGGTTAACAATTCTTCTGGGATTGGACTTAGCCCCCATTGTTGCTCAATCTGTTTTAGAATTGCAACCTCGTTACGAAGTTTTAATAAATCTGCAACACTGTGTTTGAGCGCCGATTCAATGGTAGAGTGTTGTTGTTTATATTCATCAGCAGGCCAACGATCCACTAAGGCAACTGGTAGAATCACAGCATGCCTCTTTGTAAGCAGTATTCAGTGAACATACGTTCTTTGTGCCATTCGTCAGCTTGTGGAGTGTCTGCAAATTCATGAAAACACGGAGTGCCCAAGGTATAGTGTAATAGTTTTGCATCAGGATTGGCGCCATATTCGTCGGGCAACCAGTTCCATTCTGGTGGCAGTTCGCCAATACGGTCATCGTCCAGCCAGGTAAATCTGTGCAGTTCTGCGCCAGTGGCACGTTGTACAAATTCTGGAGTGAGTTTTCTATTGGGCCACGAACTACAGTTCCATAGGATCACACTACTCCAATTTTTTCTTGGATAGTCTTCGTTTTTGCTTCCTAGGTATTTTTCTGTCATTCGAGTCTTGTAATCGTGCTTGACCACAAATACATCAGCATGCTCATGATTTCGATAATTCCATAGTTTAACTATATCGTCACGAACAATCATGTCGCCATCAATAAATATGGCCCAGCCGGTGTAACTCATCAAGTGCGGCACTAAAAATCTAGTATAGATAAAATGGTTTGATCCGTCAGTGTGTGTTTCCTCATAATCTTGGAACAGATTCAAGGCCACTGGCACTATAGCCACAGGCTGACTGGCATGACGGATGATGCTGTTTACACAGGTATGAAAAGCTATGGCTTCTCTGGGATCATACCCAACAAATACCGGAATCGGTGTCATTGTTGTCTTTCAATATCTGATTCTTCGCACTCAGTGCCAAACTGTATTTCCACTACCTTGAGCGGAACTTCGTGTTCGTTGCGCAATTGATGCCATTGACGATTGTCTACCCAGACATGGCCGTGCTGGTTGACCACTGCCATGAGTTCAAAATCACTTTTGGCATTCAACGTATAAACTGTAGCGATGCCGGCGGCCACAAACCAAAATTCACTACGTTGGGTATGTCGTTGCATGCTGAGCCATTTACCTGGCTCTACTGTAAGTTCTTTGACCTTGAGTGTAGGTGCCACTGAATGTAAAATTCGATAGTACCCCCAGTCGCGATCAGTTCTGGGAGCCTTCCATTCGTCCAGGATCCACGAGCTGGAATTGGCTTTGTTGTTGCCGCCCACTCCGAAATCAAAACGCAAGTTGAGATCTAACACGTCCATCTCTGGAATGTTTTGTTTGGTTCGGTCGCCACCATTGGCAAATATGATATGATCGTGCGGATACAATCGTCGTACGTGATGTATGGCCATTTTTGCACTGTTGTTGCTGTCGTCAAATTTGATTACTTCATCAACACAGCGCATGGATCGTAATACTATTTCTCGTTCACTGAATGGCATGAAGGCTCGCCCTTTTTTGCGCACCAGCCATTCATCAGAATTCAACCCCACTATCAAAATATCGCCTAGTTTTTTAGCTGCTTCTAGGTAAGCCACATGCCCGCTGTGAGCAGGATCAAATCCACCAGTTGCCAAAACGATTCTTTTCATGCTGATATTTATCTGGGTATTTAATGACCACTAGCAATTAATTTTTGATTGTAGCTCAACAAAGACCTGGTGGCCTCAGGATCAATGCCAGTGGATTCGGCCCAGGCCAACCAGGCGTACACGTCCTTGGGCAGGCATTTTGAATTGGCTCCACGATTTTCTGGATATACAAAAGTCCACCACAGATTCATCCTAGGATCATCTCCGTACACAGCATCTCTTATGGTGTAATAGTCTACTCCGGCTGCTTCACAGGCATCGTACAATTCTTGACACTGCATGACCTTGTAAAAAATAGCACGATTCTCAGACAGTTTGATTATCTCAGCTTCCAAGTTGGTCACCTGTCTGATAGACAGATTGGCATTGTACACTGTGGTATAACATTCAATGACCCGGCGGCGGTCTTGGGCCGTGCCGCCTAGTATGATGAAGTCGCGATGCCGCATGTTCAGCGCAGGGTGAGACGGAGTTTCACCCAGATATTCAGGTTGTACCACTATGCGCTTGTGATATTTTTTGGCCATGGCATCGGCAAATCCTGGCTGTGTGGCCGACCGAATAACAATCAAATCTGCGCGGCAATCGGCTATGGCATGCTCAACTTCAGTGCCATCCAGGGTGTGTCCGTTCCACGGCGTGGGTACTGCCAAGAATGCTATATCACACGGAGGCAAAGGATTTTTAAATTCCTCTATGTAAACATCATGTATGTGTGCATCTGGAAACAGGGCATGGGTGGCCTTGCCTACCCAGCCGTATCCAACAATTCCTATGTTCATAAGTGTTAAACTGTTATGTCTTCCATACCAGCAGTACGTAGGCGCACCACATGACCCATCTGCCACTGTTTGGTATCTAGGCCTTTCATGATACCCAGCCAACGGTTACGTAGCAGAGCCACTTCATTGATTATGGTTTCAAAGTCAATGACTTCATCTTCGCCGTCCACATATTTTTCAGCATCTCTACTGGTCAGGGCACGAGCATAACCTTCTAGATATTTTTGAAAATGTCTGCGACGGATCTTACGCAGTTGTATGTTGAGGTAGTTCAACACAGCTTCTATTTCTTGTAACTGATTGAATCTGTGTTCAGTGATGCCAGGCAAGGCTGTGATGTTTTTTTCCACAAGGCCGCCAATGCGGCATTCGGCCTTGGCTGATTCCAGCTCGGTTTCGTAGTGTGCTATAAAATCTGGAATAGCACCAAGGTTGGCCACAACCTTGCTATACCACATTAGTAATCCTCGTCATCGCCGTCATCATCATCTTGATCTTCTTCTTCGTCATCATCATCTTCTAAATCCTTGAGATAATGCGCAAGAGCACGCTTTACATCGCTGTCGCTTTTGAAAGTTTCTTTGATCTCGTCGGCTGCTACATCGTTGTCAATCAGGACCGATACTAGAGTTTCTGCAGCTTCATCGCGATCCACGGTGTTTACATAACGCTTGATCTCATCCCAAATTTCTCGACTTAATTCTACTGACATGCTTTATTCCTCCGTGGCTGTTTCTTCAGTACTTACCGTTTCTCGCTGATTTGCAAAATCAGCCATGACCTTGTCAAGGCATCCATCTTCATTGCTTTCCCAAGCCTTGCGGAACTGTTTGATGATCTCACCGTCGCTGGTCACAAACATGAGTCGGTTGCCATCTTTCTTTAACAGGCCTTTCTTTTCGGCCAAGTCTGTTAGCCCGCTGTAGGGATTCATGCCTGTTTCATAAGGAATCTTGACCTGTACACCCTCAAAAGGTTTGGCATAGCGTGTTTTCATTACCTTACAACCTGCACGGATGCCCATGACTTCTGAAATCTTGTTGCCATCCTCGTCTTCTTTGAGCTTCATCTTCTTCATAGCAACTACAATAGAACTTGCATAGATAAAACCTTGCCCACCTGAGATCTTGTCGTCAGGATCAAACATGTCTTGGCTGGCATAGGTATGATTGGTACATACCAAGCCCACATTGTAGCTACCAAACATGTTGACGCAGTTACGCACCAATGCTGTGAGTGCTTTGGGCTTGCGACCTAGATCACCTTTCATTTCACCTGCATCAAATTGATTCACGTCTGTGGGTGTCAACAACATGCCCAGGCTATCAATCACAAACAGGACTTTGGGACGTTCTCCGTCGGGCAAGGTTTTGTAATCTTGCATGAATGTGCTGATAGTCTTGGCCACATCGTCGATCATGGCC